GTGCTTTGCATAAGAGCTCCGGCATTGGCAACTTCTTTCCAACTATCAACACCTTCACCAACCGTACCAGACAGCAATGCAGTGTTTTTAACGGCAAATGCCGCGAAATCGGTTTCAAGATCGACAACCATTCGCATTGCAGCGTCATCCCAAAAACGATCAGCATCAGTACCCATCTTAAGGGCCTGATCAGCTTCGTCAAAATCAATGGGAATTGTGATGTAGTCCTGAACCGTTGCGGTTGCTTTACCGGTTATGATATCGCGTTTAGTGCCGGTAATGTTACCGTCAGAAGTTCGAATGGTTTGATAATCGGTAGGGCGTTTGATATCTACATTGTCGCCTGAGTTGGGGTCAAATGCCCCGGCGAAGAGTTGAGTATCAACATTTTTTGAAATCATCCGCTGGCTTTCGAAGGATGCTAGAACCTTCATCATTACCTTGCGGGTGAAGTTACTGTCAAAGCTATTGGCCATTTTATCACCTTATGTGAAAACGACCCCGTCTAACCTCTTGTCTATTTTTTCTGGCATACCTTGGCCGTCATCCATATCAAGCGGGTGAGGGGTCTTGGTTGTTTTTTTAATGCCAGCAAGTTTGGGTTTGATTTCGTTAGCAATGTGAATGGCGGCTTGCATGGGTGTCATTGATCTTAAGTTATCCAGTTCTACTAAATTTTTAGCTAGGTAATCAACGACTAATGGGCCTTGTGGGTCTTGTAATAAATGGGTTTGAATGTCTAATGATACGCCTGAATTTTTGACTATTTCACCAGACTTAAAAAGATCGTCTCGACTTATTTTGAAACTATCCGCATTTTCAACATAACCAACAATAACTTCATTTTGCTTTTTTAAATCTTCCTGTTGTTGCTTAAAAGTCTGATTGGCTTGCAATCTTTCGTTTTGCTGTACACCGGCATCAAACGTGGCACGTTCACTAATTGCCTTGTCCCGTGTATCTTGTGCGGCTCTTAACTTTTCTGGCTCACCATAGAAATCATCAGGGTTTGGCATGTCAGGAATTTCGGGGGCTTCAACCTGTGGCAGCTTGGCATTTGCTTCATTCAATTGTCTTTGAAGATCATCACGCTCTTTTGTTATTTCGTGATTTTTCGCGACCTTCTTGCCAATGTTCTTATCAAAAATGGCTTGCTGTTCAGGGGTAAAAGTTACCTTTGGTTCCTGTGAAGCTTCTTTCGGTTCGGGATTGTCGGACCCTGTACTTTCAGTTGCTTCTGCTTCCGTGGCCTGTTCGGAAATTTGAATGTTATGAACATTCGCTTCATTCGGCTCTGGCTGGATATCATCCATATTTTAAAACCCTTGTATTAGGTGATTGCCGGACTTCCTGCCCGTGAGGTATATTCAATCATTAACAAATAAATAATGTTTAATCAAGATTATATTTTATTGTGTCACTGTTTGCGATCCTATAACTTCCTGCGTTTGTTGAATGTAAGAGATGGCATTACCGGGCCCTTGAATGGGTGAGGTTGCTATTGCGTCCGCTAATGTTTTCAACGTGTTTGCTTGAGTATTTAGGTTATTAATCGCGTCATTTGTGAATTGATTTTGTTGATCTTGAAGGACGATCAGTTGATCAAACTCTTGTTTCTGTGTTGCCTGATTAAGTTTTGCAAGCTTCTCTTGGAACTCGACATTCCTTTGTTGTGCATCAAGTTCAAGCTTACGCGCTGCTAACTGAAGATTTTGCATATCTAGGTTTATTTTATTCTGAGCCTTGACCATTTCGATTTGATTTCTCTGTTGATCAACTTGGACCTTGGCCGCTTGTGCGTCTGCTTTGGCTTGCTCGGCTTGTGCTAGTACCATATTAGCATCCGGCGCTTGTGGTTGTTGAGCGGCAAGTGCTATTTGTTGTTTCTCTTCATCAGTCTGTTGACTTTCAGGAATAACACCAGTTTTCAAAAGCTGCTGCCTTGAACGCTCGGCAACCTTATCAAGACCCGGCGCGTTGATGTTACTCAGGAATATATCTTGACCTATTAACAGTATTGAAGGATCAACAGCGGCAACCTTAAGAATACTTTGCACAGTTTCGTCTTGTTGGCTTGCAAATGAAGGCCCGGCTTTACACGAAGCGGTATACTTACCAATAGACATATCGTTTAAGATAACTTCATCACCTGTTTCTTGGTCAATAACAGCTTGATTAATCATCTGCATTTCAAAAGAACCATCAACATTCAGAATGCGTTGCTGCCTTTCGGTGTCATAAACTTTCGGATACGCTTCGTTGATGATCGTGGCTGTCCGGCAAACTCCAACCTCAACGGGTGAGAAATATTTAACCGTGATATTGTTTGTTTTATTTTGAAGGCGTTCAATGGCAATGCCAGATTGATTGAAAGGATTGTCTCCCATTCCAACCGCGAAGATACCAGCGGTTGAGCCCATTAAGCCCTTCATGCTTTCGGTAATTCTACTGAGGCCCGGATTAATTTGAGCGCCTCCCATATCAAACGGCGGAAGTTCTCCCTCGACATGATTATAAAACTGAACAGGGTCTGTGTTGGTGTTCATTGTTCTCAAGCTGTTCGAATGGCCTTTGGCTTGTGCTTTTGTCATCCACTTTTTAGCGCGTGGGGCAAGGGCGCCTTCCTCAATCTCTCTTGACTGAGAATAATTCAATACTCTTTGCGGGTCTTTAAGCTTACGGACAACGCCGCGATATAACATCTTGTTTTCAATAACTTGATAATTACCATAGATAGGAACAAGCGGAATACTTGAAAATACAGTCTCTTCGGCCTTACCCATCCATCCATCACCGTCAAACTTTCTCATGAAAAACGTGCTGACTTTAACCATCCGAGTGTCATCAATTGTTTCGCCGGCTTGGGCGAGCTCGTCCTGAATTTTTATAAACTTTTCATCATCCTTGAAGAACACGCGGCCAAGAGTGGTTTTAATTAATTCTCTGCTTTTGGTTTTACGAAAGAACAAATGACCGATCACAACGGTTTCATTTTTGTTGTAGTATGTTTCGCTTTCTGATCCATCGTCAACACTCTTGCCTGATCGCTTGGGGTTCTTCTCCAGAAAGTCGCTTCTTGGTATTGCAGATAATAACCAACCATGATTGGCATCAGCTTTGTCTTGACGTTGAGCACCCACATCAAACCAGACACGGTCAATCGAGTTGTGAATAGGTTTGATTATTAAATCCTGATCAAAGGAAGTATCATCAAGAAATTCAGTCGCAACCATCCAATGATCAAGCCCTGCTGTAACCATGTTGCGGCCAGCCATAGCATAAATGCCTTGAGCTTCAGAGATGTTTTCAATGTTGCGCGTCATGCCGGACCGAACTTCTGCAAGTTCTTTGGTGGCCCCCGCGCCCGTTGGCTTGATTGATATATCGAAGTTTGATTTCTCCATATCGCCGGCTATCTGGTCAACGATTGGCGTTGTCTGGTCGAATGTATAACGCGGCTTTGTATCGAAACTATCAATGATATGTTGTTCCCATTGACCATCTTCTTTTGCCAAAAAGATATGATCTTCTTTTGCAAGTGATCGATTATCTTCGTCGGTATCTTGCGCCTCGGAAAGTAGTTTTATAACTTCTCTGTAATTTGCATAGTTAGGCATTTACTACCATCCTTTAAAATCTATCTCTTCAAAATCTTCATCAATCGGCGGTGTGAATTCGGTCATCATAACCGCATCGGCATCATTTGGCGAAGGTATTTTTAATTTCTTCATTTCTTCTTTGCTCAATATCTGCTCAAGTCCGCGTGAATTTGGCTTGCGTGGGATGCGGCAAATCTGCGACCGGAGCGATATCATATCTTCGATGCCCTCGGAACTTAAGCTGATCATTTCAGCCGGATCGATGTACTGGCCTTTGATGCGGCATTTGTACACGTTGTGAAATCTTGTAGCCATAATCACATAATACTGAGCACGGTTATTCAGGAATGTATCAGCATAAGTCTTGGCTTTCTTCACGGCTGCTTCACCATCAGCCGGCATGTAAATTTGATTGGCGTTGTCTTGAGCCTTGCCCGATAAACTGCCTCGGAACATGTGATATTGGCAGTGAGTGCCTTTGAACGCATCAGAGACTTGACGCTTGAGCCCTGTTCCCATTCCGTCACCATCCCAAATGAACCAATCAGCGTTGTCTTTACGGGCAAGATCCGTGGCCCAATCACAAACGTCATCAATTTCGCCGTGGCTCTTACTTCGTGTTTTAGTGATTATACTTCCATGACGGACCGCATAGCCTCCCGCATCATTGCCATCGTCAAACGGATCATGTGCGGCTTTGATTGCTCCAAGTGGTGCAAAGGCTTCTTTCAACTTTGGGTCAAGGTGAGCATCAATCGCGGCATCAAACCATTCAGGCATGACAATTGAATTATCAACGGTATCATTGAACTTACCTTCCCAAATGTGATCATATAGGGCGCGTGGCATTGTTTTATAATCATACAAACGAATAGCTTCTTGTGCTTCATTCCACCAAGGATTATCTCGCCAGTTAACAACAACGATCATATGAAGATCATCTTCGTAATATCCGTCACGCTCCAATTCTTTTAGGAAGGGAACAATAAATCTTTGACTGAAGGCGTCACCACTTGATTGAGGGTTTCCGACGAACCAACATTCACGGCCAGGTTCACGCAAGATGGTTGGTATAAGCTTTTCGATGCTTTCTTTGGATGCTGTTTGTGCTTCTTCAAACAACGCATATTTATAGCCCGTCATGGATTTAACGCTGTTCGGGTCACGATTGGCGCCCTTGTATGTGGTATGCGCTCCGCTTGGTGCAACGATGGTGGTCTTCTGAAGTTGCCAGCCGCTAAAGCCAATACGTTCATCAACGCTATTCTTCATTTCGTTGTGGATACTGTCTTCAATGGTGTTCTGGAATTCGCGGAGACAAAGAACATTCTCGTTTTCAATCCCCATCTTAAGGCCCGTCATAATATCACAAACCGCAATTGATTTACCGGAACCACGGCCACCTATTATAATTTTTAATGGCTTATGTTTTTTTACGAAAGGTTCAAATTTCTTATTTATTTTTAGGTTTATTGTCATCAGCACTCACAAACGTTACCGTCATATTAGTTTCAATCGGCCCATCTTCAGGGCCACTTATCTGCGTCTTACGTGGTACGTTCCAACCAATCATATCAGAAAGCTGCTTCATTGCTGCGTGGCTGTCATATATTTCAAGCTTGAAGCTGTCACCGTGAGGAACAATAGATTTAATGCACCTTTGAAGGCTATCAGGCAGTTGCGTTGGGTCTTTCATGACCATTATCAACTTGCCTTTTTCTTTTTTGATTTCGACAAAGTCAGACATTTTTGCAATGGTGTGATCAGACAATATTTCAAGGGCTTTTTGCTTTGTGAGAATGGCGCCGGACGCCGCGCTTTCCATCAAACTGTCATAAAATGCCTTCACCTCAGGTTTACTAAGGATTTCATAAACAGTGCTGTCTTGTGATTGTTCGCTCTCAGCTTTACCTCCAGCAGCAACATAAGCTTCTCTGTGGCTCATGGTTTTACCAACAACATTAATCACTATTTTCTTCTGCAATGTCGTACATGCTTTAGCTAGTTTTTTCTGCTCATCGGAAAGTTTCATTTAACATCTTTCAAAGTAATGGTTTGGCAATGTTTGGAGTATTTCGTTATGTGCCAACGGAACGCATTTATTTTTCTCATCCAATCTCAAAATCGTATCACGCCATATTTTTCTCAAGTCTTTTCGAAGTCGGTTTGCTTGGTATGCGTCACCAACGGACTCAAAAAAGTTTACTGTGTTGCGTTTGGATTTCATGTTTAAGCTATATCATATTTTTCAACGGTTATGCAAATCACGGTGTTTAATCATCCTCTAGTAGTTTGGATATCTGGCTGTTGATGCCTGTCATGCGGCGCTCTAACTCACAGCTTTCAATAAATGGAGCGATAAACAATATGTCATCCCTTTTATGTTTAAGCTTCTTAAGCTCCCATAATTTATCTGAACTGTTCATCGTTTAATCCCAAACTCTTTTAAAAATTCCTGATCAAGTGTTTGTCTGCATTCAGCGTATTGTATTGCAGCTTGTTTGAAGTCCGGTCTTGGCACAGGTTTCGGAATGCCCTTCCAATAACCTCGCAACCATGCTTCAAAGTTATCCTGGATTAGTTGATAGTTGAATTCGTTGTTGGTGGTCATAATTATTCACTCCCATTGTTTGTTAAAGTTTGATAATTGTTTTCATCGTCCTTGCTTTGCTTAAGTCCCGTTCCCTTGCATCGTCCACATACAGTGGGGAATTCTTCTAGATCCAGTTTAAATAATTGGCAACATAAGCCGAGCTCTAAGAAATTCTCACAACATATTTGCCGCATTTTGTCATTGCTAACGTTTCCAGTTCCTTCGCATACAGGGCATTTACTCGGTCTTTTCATTTTTTCAAGCTCATACAAGCTATCACAGGCTTCACAATAGAACTGTTCAAGATTATTAAACATGTATCCATAGATAATCCTACATTCTAGACAATCGTTGTCGCTGCGGTGTTTAAGATGCTTAGGGACGCGCATTGTTATTTCCCATCGGGATTAGTTTTATGTAATCTTAACAACATTTCTTCAAGCTTTTGCGCTCGCTTTTGGGCTTTGTAATTGATTGGATTTATACAGTCTATTAGTTTTTTAATGTTCGGGAAAAAATCACCTTCATCATTATCATCAAAATCGTCTATGCCTTTCATGATTGAATAATGGCAATAGTCCTTTTCGATTAACCTCATAGCAAAACTTGCAAATATTGCCGCCTTGCCTTCTTTTTGCATATTCTGTGTTGGCCTAGTCAGTGAAAGCAGGGCTAGACGTTTAATTATTTGCTGCCTCAATTCTTCTGGATCACTGTGACGTAAGGCTGCCTCCTGTTGAATTAAAAGCTTACAGAAGAATAATTCCTTGTCCTTCTCAATATATTTTTTCGTGTAATCCATTGAGCCATACCTTCTGTTTTCAATCTGGCTTGAAATCTCCTGGTCCATTAATTGCCAACATTGCGCCTTCGATTGAGGCATCAGCGGAAGATTGTTTTGATCCATTTGAATTTGATGTTCTATTATTTCCCCATTCGATATGGTTACTGATCCAGTTTTGCCAAGTCCTGTACCATGAAACTTGACCAACTTGTTTGTTGTAATGGTGGTTAAAGAATTTTGTCCAGACGGGTTGCCATTTTGTGACCCCTTTTGAGATTGCCCATTGTTGATACTTTTCAGGGCATTCAGGGAAGTCTTGATCGGTTGGAAACCTTGTTTGGATTTGTTGTTTTCGTTTGGGTTTTGATTTGTCATTTTGTTTCTTTCCATTTAATTTTTTAGTCTCTGGATCATCGAATAAATCGTTAACTTTTGGTAATACGTTAGTATTACTTTCTTCTACCTTTTTAGTTATGGTTATAGTTGCTTTCGTTTCGCTTTCGTTTCGCTTAAGCTGATCATAACCATTTGCTTTTACTGGTTCGTTTGTTTTCAATGACTTAGGGCGACCACCAAGTTTTCCACTTTCACTTTTTACTTGTATCTTTTTTAACACCTCTAACATCGTTTTTTCGACACGTTTTTGCGATATAGTGTTTTCAGTGACTTCAAAGAAGTGTGCTATTTCAGGCCAAACTCTATTGAATTGTGCTTTGGTGCATCTGGTCATTCTTTGAAGTTTTTTAGGGTTATTGTCTAGCGGAAGACCATTGTTGCGCCACTGGCATATTAACAGCATCATATATGCGCCAGTCTCGGCTGCGTTTAAGCCAGTTGTATCACCAATAAAGGCATCTGTTGCTAATGGCATAAATGGCGCTTTACTCATTATCATAAACCGTTAAATAATCTTCAAGATATTCTTCCATCTGAAATTTAAATTCTGTAATACATAAGGTTTTCACAAAAGATGGTGAATTAGTTTTATTTAATGCTAGATATTCTTTTAGAAACGCCAATAGAGCCTTATCGCACCGCTCTACTGCAAGGTAATATTCTAAATTTGGGGATTTTATGGATATAGTTTTCATGGGCCGTTTCCGTTCTTGGCTGTCCGTTCTATGAAAGTAAAAATAGGGGCGCGTCCTGGAACGGCAGGGCTTCAGCTTCGATGGCCTAGCCCCTACATTTGTCATTATATGCTTTTCCGGTTAAAGATCAATATATTCATTTTAATTTATCTGGGGAGCCCCCACGATCATTATTTTTTCTTTTAAAAACTTTAGCTTTAGTGATCACGAGCTCGTCTTCATCATGCCAGAAGGCATCTTGCATTGCACCGTCTTTGATTTTAGGTTGCAGCATATAACGATTACAGCCATATAAATGATCCGCTCGCGCAGTGATCGTTCCTTTGAAATCAGTAATGATACTTTTTGCTTGATCGCCGTTGTTATATTTAAAATCCGTTGTTTCTCTGGTCATTTTATTTCCTTATCAATAGAGTTAAAGTTTAAAGTTAATGCTGCCTAAATTCGCCCTTACTATCCATACAGTGTAGATATATGGCGCTACCGGACGTTGACGCTTTAGCGCATCTAGGCTGGCTAGAGGGTGCATTAAACCTCTTGGAGTGGTAGCGGTCGAAAACTATTCTAAAAGTTCAGGATTTTCGTGAATGTTGCCGATTACTTCTGAGTTACCCGCTCTATACCAATCCCTTAACTGATCTTCACATTCTGGCTCTTTCAACCATTTCCCATAAAATTCAATCCAAGTTTCACACTGTACTAAAAACGTGTCACCATTATCAAAGCGGCAAATATCCCCCTCATATATCTCAACGCTGTTCTCGTCCTTCAGGCCAGTATATTGCATGACTTCAATGTGTGGCTGTGCAGTTAAACTAATTCCCCTGCGCGGTTTACCATCAATATAATCAAGACAGTCCCAGCCGCCGTCTGTAATAGAAATCAGATCGATGTTAAACATGGTTCCGTTATAAAATCCTCTAAATTTAATACCTTTCATGATTTCCACTCGCCAGTTGATGCGTTAAATTGTGAAAGTTCGCGCTTAAGATCTTTTAAGATCCATTTATCAGCGGCCCGATTTTCGGTATCAAGTTTATCTTTCGCCTGATCTAAACCATGTTTAAAATTCCAATAATCATTCAACATGATGGAACTCCTAACTGCTTCACGCTCGCATCATTAAAAAATACATGATCCGCAACATTTGAAATTGTTTTGTTAAGGGTTTTTTCAGAAATAAGTCTTCTAACTGAAGTCACCGCAATGTCAGCGGGAAGACCAGAATATTCAATGATTTCATCAAATTCCAAGCCCCAACCGTGGCTATCAGTATGCTTTTTTATACTAGACAACACCATTCTATCTGACTTCAAAGCAGGCCGCTTTCTCTTTGGTCCGCACGATACAAGAGAATTAATCTTAAACCCCATACGGCGACATTTACCAATAACCGAATTCTTGGTCGTGTTTAATATATCCCCAATTTGCCGCGCTGTTTTTTTATCTGCGACAAGGTTTTTTAATTTATCTGTATTTTCTTTATTCCATTTCATATTTTTTACTCCGTTTAGTGTTAAAGGATTTCTGTTTCAGATGTGCCGCATGTTTTACATTTACGGTCTTGCATATTACATCGTTCGGGAACCCTAATAAAAAGACCGGTTCTTATACCTTCGCCTTGTTCCCATGCCGACCAATTATGAAGGCCGAACTTACATAATATTCTTTCTAATATATTCATAATCTACTCCTTTAAAGTTTAAATTGTATCTTTTAGCCAGTTATCAGTTTCAAGTTGAAGTTCTTCTCTTAGTGTTTCGGGTTCAGAAATTAATACCCTTTCTTCTCTTAATCCGATGCCCATTATTGAATTTAATCTAGCATGGTGTGCTTGTGCTTGAGCTGCCAAACCACCAAGTTGATCAAAAGGATTTGTGGGCTGTCCTAACAGTCTGCTCTGCTGACCCAAAGTACTAGCTTGACCGCATAACGCATCATAAATCCCCACGGCCATTATAACTTCAACTTAGCGGAAATATTTGGAAGACGTTCAAGAATTTGAGCATACATGTCTTTTATAGTCTCGCCTTCTTTTTCAAGACGAACTTCGATTTTATCTCGGTATTCATCTTTTACTTCAGCAATGGCTTTGTATTTTTCAAGCTCAAGAGCTTGCATCTTTTTTTGATGTTCAATGTCAAGTTTTTCTTCTTTCATCTTGACCATATGCTTAATGTCTTCTTCTGACATTTTTTTCTTAAGTTTTAGGTCTTCAACTTCTTCCTTCAATCCAAGACGATCAGTTGATAGTTTTTCGCATTTACTTTCAAGCTCATTAACTTGAGTTTCAAGAGCTTTTGTTTTTTCGTTTTTAAAAAAGTTAAACATTTTTATTTCTCCATTGTAGTTAAGTTATTGGGGAGCGGGGCGGGATTTGAACCCGCGACCTTCCTCTCTGGTAAGATAATAATTCCGTAAGTTAATTATACTTTCTTTCTTATTATCTCGGTGCACCGGACGCGCTACCATACTGCGCTACCCACTCCATATTATTTATAGTTTCCATCTAAAATTAACAGGATCTTTCCAGTCCTTCTTTTCGTGCAGAATGTCCGCACAATAGTCCATGATACAGAAGGCTTCCGCTGCATCATGTGTGGCTGGATCAAGTCCGCATCCCTTAGCAACCTTCATTGCCTTATCTTTAGCAACATCAGTGCTTAATTGTCCGTGACCTAGAACATGCTTCCGCCACTGTGAAACCTCGGCTTCATAACAAGCAATCCCATACTGACCACATATCAATTCAACGATGTTTGCAAGGCCAATAAGTTTACGAGCGTTCTTAGTTGATGTTGTTTTTGCTCCACGGCGCACGATCAATGGCGCTTCGAAACAAATGATATTCACATCGTTTTCAACAACAAGCCGATTGATCCGATTGTAATGGACAGACAGGGCTTTTTGGTAATTGTCAGTGTACCAAGTCTTTAAATCCATGATGCCGACTGTGGGCTTAGATCCCGGCTTCCACAAGCAAAAGCCGCTCATGGTCGCCAAGTCTAATGTGAGATATGAATTACTCATCATCACCGTCAAAGAAGTTTAGTTGCTTGTTTGGTGAAAGAGCATCAAAGCAAAGTTTCATATTCGCTGTCTTTTGATTTTGCTCGTCTTCGTCTTCAATGAACGCCAATTTACGCATAGCATTGAATTCATTTTGAACAATGCCTGTTTTCTTTTTAAAGTCTCGGCGCAACGCTTTCATTTGATCGTTGGCATCGGTCTTGATTTTTTCGAGCGGTGTAAGATTTGCGTCAAGCTCGCGGATCAAATCCTTTTTGTCATCGTCTGACAAAGGACCGCCGTTATCGTGCTTGTCGGGGTTCTTATTTTTTAATTTATCAGCCATGTTATCAGCCATAATTAACTTTCCTTCTTTTCATTGATCAATAGATCGGTTGTGGTTTCAAGCAATTCTAAAGTTTCAGGCTTCATATTTTTAGTTTGACCATTAATGCCTTTTGAAATTGCCGCATTGGTAACGCCAGAGCGTTTAGAAAGGTCAGCAAACGAC